TCCAAGTAAACGTATTCTACTAATAAGTAAGCATCTGTCATAGAATACTGGCTTGGCATAGATATAGTTGACGGATATGGGCTAACTTTCCGACCAGGTGCCCTCACTGGCTCTAGACCAGGAACAGCAGAACCACTTGCATCTTCATAATAAAATTTAGAACCACTCATTGGCCACAAAGAAGTTGCTTGTTGATTTGATTGTATGACGTTACCTGAAGTATCTAGCGCCCTAGACTGACTATAAAATAAACCATTTATATTATTGAAGTTAAGTGTAATTCGTGCTTCATCTATATTTAATGCATCTATAGGTAAAAAACACCCTGGATCACCCCTTGAAAACCAAAGAGGCAAATTCACGACAACTTGCTCGGAAGTGCTTGTTGTGCCAAAAGAAGTGTCTGAAAATCCATTATCTTTTCTTAAGATTTGCCTACTCGTTTCGATAGTCTTTTCTAAGGGCGTCTGAAATTCATCTATAACTTCCATAAGTTGCCCAGGTATCGTGTCATATAAGACACCTCCCAGATGAAGTTGGACTTGATTTACTAAATTGTGACCTAGCGAATTCGTCCAACCAAAATGAGGCCCTACAAATTGTACTGACTGCCCATTTACTTTTGACCTCCGTGCTAAGACCTGTGGCGTCTGAATATCTGGCATCTGAACAACCAAAAATATTCGCGAGATAAGTTCCCCCTGAACCGGTAATCGAGCAATAGCTATCTTTCCAAAATCTGGTTTAGTATCAAAATCTATTCTAGCCCAATTAGTTCCATAACGCCCAGCCTTAACAAAAACACAGAGTAATGAGCCTATACTTGGCTGTCCCTTAGGAGGCTGTAAACGCTCGTCTTGCATTCCTGTTGATATAATCTTGAGTAGACTGGCTACCATCTATTTCTCTTTTGCCATTTTGTTTATGCCATACTTACGATGCTGTTTACAGAAATGTTCAGACTGTCCGTCTTTTATAAAGGCAATGCGTTTACATGGGATACCTTCCTGTGTAAGCGCTGTGCATATGTAAGCCATACTGTGTCCCCGTCGTAGTTTGTTATTCATCCACGCTTGAGATGACTGGTCAAAGAACTCTGATGTAAACTCTTGAATACCTGACATGTTGCTTGTTATAGGCAAGACCGATGTATCAATTTTAATCAACGAATACCTTATTACAGATACCATTCCCAAAACGAACCCATTGAATAGCATATACAAACACATGGACCTCCCATTCTGTGTCTGAACTACCCCCTGGAGGCTTAACATTCAATGTAAGACGTAATGTATTCAGACGACTTGCATTAATCGTGCCCGTAGGGTCGTGCTCTCCTGGATGTCTTGCAAATGAATAGCCATAAATAAAAGCATCATATGCCGTATTACCACCTCTATGAGCCCTTGAAATATGAGAACGAAACCATGCCTCATCTTTATTTATAATTTCTTCTCCGTTAGCCTGTATCTTTGCAGATATGAGAAGAGGCTCCAGTGGCGCAAATGTAGGGTCATAATCTTTTTCTAAGGTTGCACTGTAGTTTATCCAATCGTTGTTTAATGTGACAGCAGCCTTCCTTCTTAAGAACCATACAATCTCTTCTACTGGCTGATTGGCTTCTAAGGGTAATTGAACCGTAATTAAATCATTACCAGACTTATTCGTAATATATTTTAAAGGTTCTGTAAAATCAAACTGCTGTATTTCACGAAAAGGCCTCTCAAATTGCTGTCTGAGAAGCATCTCACGATAAGGACCGTCTACAAAGATGCCCTGGGTTAGAAGTTGAATATTTTTTAGCATAGGGGCATCAGAAGACGAAGAAATAGATACTACCTTATCGATAGTTAGTTGATTATTGATCACCTGGAACTTCTTTCCTAATGGTGTATCTAAGCAATCTGCTCTAACTCCAGACAAAATACGGACAATCTGGTCAAATCTCTTCAAGGTTACACGAATTCGCATAGTGCCTTCACGACATGCAATTAATGGGAACGTGGCAGTAATCTTTTCCCTCAACATAGAAAACATTAAAGGAACCGTCACCCATCCATCTTCTGTAAAAAAAGCCCTCTTTCCATCTGTAGCCTTGAGATCATCTATAGATTTAAGTCCCAGAGTATCTGCTAAGCCATAATAAGTATTCAAATCTGGAAATAAGACCGAGCTAACATGTATAGAATCACCCGTTACTCTTTCTAAGACTTGGTCATCGACCTCTAAGGTAGCTTCTTCTAAAACGACAGTGCCAAGAGAATTACAGTATGTCCAGAGTTCAGATGGATTTAATGAGACTATGTTGTTCAATCTTAAATTTTCTCGTATAAGCCCAGTAAACCAATCACCGAGTTGCAATTGAATAAAAAGACCACTGATTAAATCTCCTGAATTCATGTGTGCCATTTCAAATGTAAAGGTCTGACCAAATGTGGCTGGGCCTCTAAAAGTAAATTCACGCATTACAGAAGACATAGGGACTGTCCGTAGTGTTTCATCTCTTGTAAATTTGGTTATACTCGCATCTAATGGAAAAATAATATTATCCTGAACATCCCTTGATACTAAATCCAATAAGGTCGTTGCAGAACCTCTAGGTTGTTTTGTTCCATATCCATCTTTTTGGTGAATATCCATCTATCTACTTAGTTCCCGTGCTTCCGAAACCACCCTCTCCCCGCGGCTGATATTAAATCTTTTTAATAAGTATATGGCGGCGCCTTTACAGATTGATTATCTAATAATATCACATGCATATGCTAGTGAGTTAGTTCGACTGGTAAATGCTAAACTTGGCGAAGGCTATATTCTATCAGGAGGCATTGCTTATTTTCAAGGCGGCTTCGGACCATCGTATCATCAGACTCTAGTAAAACCAGTGGCGCCCTCGGCAGGTGGTCGTAGACGCTCTACGCGCAGAAGGCGCTAAAAACACGGACACCACCCCGGCCTTTTTTTGGAATCTGGACCGAGGTTGGACCACTCATCAAACGTATAGGTATTGCTCATATCCATCTTTTTGGTGAATATCCATCTATCTACTTAGTTCCCGTGCTTCCGAAACCACCCTCTCCCCGCGCCGTCTCAGGCAATGAACTCACATACACCACCTCCTTAATATAACCAAGAGCTGGTGCGATGACCTGGAATAGACGAGTACCCTTCTCAACTGTAGTAAGTTTAACTCCTACAGTGACCATGGGTGCCATCAGTTCTCCGCGATAAGAACGGTCAATAATACCACGACCGTTTGCCATAACGAAGCCAGTCTTGTAAATGGAGGAACGAGGCTCAAGGGTGAAGTGGCTATCCTCAACATGCTCTACACCCTCCCCCATTGGCGTGTATTTCTGCATACGCGCCTTTAGACCCAAGGGCACAAGGGTTGCTACTGCAAGAGGAGGGTGATCGACTACCACCTTCAGATCATACCCTGCATTGTCTGCCGAAGGGTTCTCGACAGTGCCGACAGGCGGATAAAACGGCGCACCCTGCTCAGTCACGACGAGTTCTAGACGGTAATACTCGGTCATTATGCTTACTAAATCGCGCAACAACCTGTCAATTTTATACGGGTAAAATTGACATGTTGCTTAACCTATAAATTAGTACGCTAAATGACCAGTTTCATCGATGTCACATCTGAGCTTTATACCCAGGCTTGCTGTATGCGAAAGAACCCGAGTAAGCATGAAGAGCTGCAGACTTACGTGCGAATGCTTCTCGCTTCCTTCTGTATCCACCTTATTTCGTATCTTTTGGGATTTCGTTTCATCGGACTTCTATCTATGATTGGGGTAAACCTGTTGTCTTTCCAAACCTGTGTGAAGTTTCACAAAATCTACATTGAACCCATTGAGCAATTGCAGTATGAGAACCTAGATAGTTCTATGAGTTCTGAGGAGGCTGAGGAGTGTGACGAGGAGGCTGAGGAGGCCGATGAGGCTGAGGAGGCCGATGAGGCTGACGAGGCTGACGAGGCTGAGGAGGTTGCCTCAAGTTTCTTGAGAAATCGTATGAGTGGTATGAAGAATGCACGCACACCTTCCTCAACTTCCCTGATAGGGGATGCGAGTTGTGTATACAATAATTCTTACCCGCCTCTACCGAATTCTTATGACGGCGGTTCTTCCTCTGAGGATGAGGTGCCTCATGGGCTCTCGAGTTTAGAAGAGGACTAAAGGTTAGTTTCCAAATAATAACGCACCCCTTTCTGCTTCTATGCTATATATACCCCAACCAATACTAATAACCCTCATAGATACTCTTTTTTGTCCAAGGCTTGTTGGTAAAGTATCTTTTATATCTAACCACAGAGTTGGCTTATCAGCTGTAGTCATGTTTACTGCGCCAGATGGTCTACGCTGCTCTGGAGCCTTATATCCATATTGTGGTCCTACCGTAAATGATATCAACGATATAGGTATACCTGGATTTTTTTCTGCCTTTGTAAATGGTGAAATGTGCTGCCAATGTGTAGAATCGCGACGTTTCTCTCTCTCTTTTGCGGCTATAGATAATTCCAAGAAATTATAGAAATCCCCCGTGCCCATGGGATTTCTTAAATTCCATAACTGATTTCTCTCTATGTTATACTCTGATTGGAACATGATTAACAAAGATTCTGCAGGATGTCTTCCATCAATCCGTTTTGTTATATAAGAAGTTCCACCGTTTCCTACAGCAACATAATCTGATGGGTCCAGACTTAACTTATTTTCAAATGGCCTTAAGAACGGTATCTCAAACTTGTTTTTCTTGAGGAGGGCCTGTAAATCCTGTCTGACATATCGCTGTGTAGTTTCCAAGGTAATAAGGGGCCTTCCTATAAGTTCTCTCTGAAGAGGAGTGAAATGCGTCTGAACATCATCCTTATTTCTGACAGAAAGGTCAGTTCGATTCCAGGGTGTAGGCTTTATGGAACCATTAGACGACTCCACTAAATCTTCAAGGCGTCTGAGCTTACAGCGAATTCGAAATTTCTGACCGGGGAGAGAGACAAATGGAAATCCACCTTCATCTGAGTGAGCACATCCTATAAGAGGTAGTCGTAATGTAAGCTTTTTAGGAGTTGCATTCCGTTGTATCTCAAGAAGAGTTCCAGTATGACATCCTATTTCCTTGAGAATAAGAGTTTCCTGTGCCAAAGAACTCTGAGTGTGAT